CACAACCGCTACAACGCCACCGCGCTGTTCGCCGCACAGGGCACCGCACGCAACCCGCTGCTCGTACTGCATGTGCTCAACATCTTCACGTACCTGCTCTACCGGCGCATCAACCCACGCAAGATACCTTCAGAGGTGAAGGACGACCACGACGAAACACTGGCTTGGCTGGAGCGCGTGGCCGATGGGAAGGAAGCACCCGACTTCCCTGCCGTGGAAGACCCCGAACTGGATGCCGGGATACCCCGCATCGGGGGTGGCTACATCCCGAAGGGGCATTACTTCTGATCCAACAAAGGCCCGTAGACCCATTTAAGCGCATTGAACTTGAACGATATGCAACTCGCTGGTACACCCGCCCGACAAGGGGTCTTTAAGCGCCTTAAAACGGCTCTTTCGCCTCGCCTGCTCCACCCCGCCCAGGAGCAGAGTGAGCGCATGCCCGACCTGGAGCAGTGGAACATGCCCCACCGCAGTGTGGATATGCAGGACTGGGAGGTGGCGAAGAACATGGCCCGCAACCTCCTGCGCCCCGACCGTGCCCGGCTGATGGACCTCTATGACAGCATCCTTGTGGACAGCCACCTGGCAAGCGCCATGGAGAGCCGCGTGTTGCGGGTGGTGCGCAGCAAGTACCGGCTGGAGAATGCCAAGGGCGAGGCCCAGCCCCAACTGCTACCCATGCTGGAGCAGCAATGGTTTGAGGACTTCCTCGGCTACGTGGCCGAGGCCGCGTTCCGTGGCCACACCCTCATCGAGCTGGGCGAACTGAAGAAGCCGGGGCAGCTCAAGGACGTGAACCGGATCAACCCCCGGAACGTGCTGCCCTACACCGGCATGGTGGTGCGCCGCCAAGGCGAGGAGGAAGGGTACAAGTTCCGCGAAGCACCGCTCAACGCCTACCTGATCGAGGTGGGCCGGGCTGAGGACCTCGGCATCTTGGAGCAGGTGGCACCGGCAGCAGTGATCAAGAAGTACGCCGTGGGAGCATGGAGCGATTACGTGAGCAAATACGGCATCCCTCCCCGCTGGATCAAGACGCCCAGCCGCGATGCCCGGCGCATCAAGCAGTTGGAAGAGGTGATGCAGCAGATGGTCAGCAGTGCCTATGGCATCTTCCAAGGCGACGAGGAGTTCGGCGTGATGCAGCCGCCCACGGGCGACCCGCACCAAGTGTTCGACCAGCTGATCACCCGGATGAACTCGGAGATCAGCAAACGCATCCTTGGCCAGGACGGCACCAGTGACAACAAGGATGCCAGCGGGACGTACGGCTCCCTCAAGGTGTTGCAAGGCGTGGCCGAGGACCGGCACCAGGCCGACAAGGCAGGCGTCCTCTACATCGTGAACAACGAGCTGTTCCCACGCCTTACCAACATGGGCTACCCCTTCGCGGGCATCCGCTTCCGCTGGGACGAGATGAGGGACATGGCCCCGATGGAGGTGGTGGATGCAGTGAGTAAGCTCGGCATCGTGTTCGACATCGATCCCAAGCATGTTGAAGAGCGCACCGGCATCAAGATCCTGGGGGCGCGGCGCATGCCGGGCGAGATCCCCGGAGCGCCGCCCGGCAACCCGCCCGGCAACGGCAGGCAGGGCGGCGGGCAACCTCCCAAGCCCACCGGCGATGCGGGTGGCGATGGTGAAGAGGCCGACGGTGATGGCATCACCGCAAGCTGGCCAAGGGAAAGCCTCGGCACCTGCGGCCTATGCGGCGGTGCGCGGGACATCACCGCAGAGGCCGGGCTGACACCACTGATCGAGGAAGACGCCGACCAGGTCCTCAAGGAGATAGAGGAGAGCGGTGGCCTGTTCAGCCAGCACTACTTCAGCCACACCGCGAACACGCTCGTGCCCGCGTTCGGCAAGGCGTGGGAGGGCGGCACACCAGTGGACCCCAATGCCATTGATACCGTAGCCCATACCGTGATGGAGGCGAACGTATACCGCTTCTCCGGGCTAAAAACCCGCGCCTTGGCGATGGAACTTAACGAGGTCGCCCGCACATCCAAGGGGTTCGCCGACTTCAAGCAGCGGGTAAAGGACAGTGGCAAGTTCGGCCAGTTCAACCGCTGGCGGGAGACCGAGTACGCCAATGCTGTCAATAGCGGCATGCAGGCCAGCCGGTACTACAGCATGAAGGACCGGGCGGACGCGCTACCCTACTGGAGGTACGAGACCATGGAGGACGGTCGTGTGCGCCAGGCTCACGCTAACCTGAACAACAAGGTTTTCCACCATGACGACACCATCTGGAACACGATCTATCCGCCCAACGGCTGGCGCTGCCGATGCAGCGTGACCCCCATCGACGACGATAGCGAAGTTCTCGAACGCGACGCCTATGAGGCATCGGGGTTCTTGGGAGAAGGTGAGGTGGCAAAGATGCGCAGCGCTGGATTCGGGTTCAACAGAGCGAAGCTCGGTGAGGTGTTCGAGGAAGGATCGGCGTATCGAAAAGAGATCAAGGAGGCGAACAGGAAGCGACGGGCTGCGGGCGAAGAGGAGCTGGAGTCGCCCGACCTGAGCTTGAGCGTGAGCTACGGTGCCGATGCCCCACGCCAAACGCTCGCCGCCATACGAACACGACCATTACCAAAGGAAGCTGCCTTTTCGGGCGGGGACTCCAAGCAGGTCGGCGACCAGCTATTCCGAGGTAAGGGAACGGCTTCATTTACCGACGCCTACGGCAGGCCGTGGAGCCTGGACAGACACAACTTCGACAAGCACATGAACCAGAATGTGCCGCGCTACAAAGCCAGTCCAAGGCACGAGACAGCTCACCTTATCGGGGAGGTCCTGTCCAACCCGGACGAGGTCTGGCTTGACGGAAAGAAGGATGGTGTGCCCGGAAAGGCCGGATATAAATTCATCCGATTCTATGAAGGCAAGACAATGATCGTGTCAACTGCCGCTGAACTAAAAGAGGACGGCAGCCACAAAATGCAGATCGCCACCTGGTATGAAATGGACCCGAAGAAGGAGGCCGCCCATCGAATGGGACTGATCGTAAAGAAGAACACTCGTTAACTAAGACAAGGGTCCGGTCGGCGGGGCCGACCCCCCCCGTGCCCGTCAAGGAGTGTTCTCTGCAAATATACTCACCATGCCCGTACACGGAATAAAGAACCTCGACCAGCGCCTGCTGAAGGTCCGCAGCGACCTGGTCAATAAGCTGCCCAAGAAGCTCGGGCAGGCCGCCGAGACCCACTTCCGTGAGAGCTTCAAGAAGGGCGGCTTCACAGACCGCACATTCGTGAAGTGGAAGCCGAGGGCAAGACCTCCCATGAACAGCAAGGGCAAGGTGCGCAACCACACCGTTCTCTACCAGCACGGGCTGCTGCGCAACAGCGTGCGGCTGGTGCGCTATAACTGGGACGACATACAGGTTGTGGCCGGTGGCTCACACGTGCCGTACGCCGCGATCCATAATGAGGGCGGCACCATCAGCAAGTCAGTGTCCGTAAGGGCATACGACCGGCGGGCGCACATGCGCAAGACCAGGCGCGGCAAGCGTGTAGCCGTCAGAGCCTCCGAAGTAGGAGCCTCCACCAGGCACATGAACACCGTTATACCTCGCCGCCAGTTCATGGGCGATAGCTACGTCCTGCGCATGGAGCTGCGCCGGATCACCCTGAAAGCCATCATTGAACCGATGCTTAAATAGCCTTGAACCCATGGACGAACTGATCCTCCAGAACGACACCCCGGACACTACGGCCCAAGACTGGGGCAAAGCCTACTTGGAACTATGCGAACTGCTCCATGCCAAGGTGCCCGGCCTGAAGCACTTCGACCTGTACTATGGGCAGGAGATGGCCGTGGACGGCGACGGCAACTGGCTCGCCTTCCGTGCGCCCGCCGTGTTCTTCGAGTTCTCCGCCGCCCAGGTGGTGGACCTCGGAGGCATGTCCCAACAACTGGACATGGAGATCACCGTGTACCTCTACGTGGAGACGGTGCAGGACACCAACAAGGGCAGCCTTGGGCAAGCCCGCGCCATGGAGTTCACCGGGCTTCTACGGCAGATACACGCGGCACTGCACGGCACCAGCGGCGAGCACTTCAGCACCTTGGGCCGCACCGGCCTTCGCCGCGTGGAAGCCCCTCCCTATGTATACATGTACGCGCAGTCCTACGGTTGCGTACTGATCGACAACGGGGCGGTGGTGAACCTTCCGGACATCGCCGCGCCGCCGCTGGACGTGCAGCCGGACCCGGCCTAAGCCTTACTCCAGATGATGTCCTCCACGCGCCGCCTGCTGATCCAGTACTTCTTCGCCAGCTCGTCGATCACATAGTCCACGGTGTACTTCGGCTTGCGCCCGTTCTTGGTGGCGCGTAGCCGTTCGTAATCCTCCCGGAGTGCGGCATTCCTGCCTGCGTGCAGATCTCTATCTCTCGCCATATCTTGTATCAACTACAGCCACAAAGCACCAGTGCGACGATCCCAGCGAAGAAGCCCAAGAGGGCCAAGGCCAGCTCCCAGGTGAAGCGGTAGGGCCGCTCCCTCATTGCACCAGCCTCCTTCTCAAGTCCTGCACGGCGCGGTGGTGCAGCACCTTCACGGTACCGTGTTGTCGCTCCATCTCCTTCGCCACCTCCACCAAGCTCGCCCCTTCCAGCACACGGCGCACCACATAGCGCTTGAGCGGAGTGAGCGAAGCGATGGCCAGGTGCAGGCGCTCGTGGCCATCCTTGCGTTGCAGCAGCTCATCGGGCAGGAGCTGGTCGTCCGTGAGCCACTGCTCCATGGTGGGCAGCTCAGCCGATGGGCGGTTCACCTTGCGGGCGCGGAAGGAGTCCAACGCTGCATGGCGGGCCACGGTAATGGCATAGCTCCTGTGCCCGCCTTCATACAGTGGGCCATGTTTGCGGAACCGATGAAGGATGCGCAGGCTGACTTCTTGGCGCACATCAGCACGTTCATGTTGCGGCACAGAGGTCACATTGATGGCCCAGTCAATGGCATCCTGGTACTGCTTCACGAAGGCAACGGCAGCCGCATCCGCATCAAGCGGACAGGGCCGCCCGGTGTCTCCACCAAGCAGCCCCGTGTTCCCAAATCCATGACCTATCATGGAAGGCAAAGAACGATCGGTTCCGGCGCATTGGCTCGCGGGGCTGCTGAGTGCATCAACGCCCTTGTTGATTCACGAGAACGCAGAAGGCCCGCCGATGGGCGGGCCTTCATGCCTTATAGTGTTTCAAATTACAGGCGCAACGGCACCAGGTAGCGTTCCCGGATCTTCCGGAGGCGGGTCACGAGCCATTCGTCCCGCTGGTCGCCCTGAACAAAGGGAAGACTGGTGCTTACATAAAGCGCTACCGTTTCCTGAACAAGCACTTTGGCCCGTTCGTAGAGTAAGCGGTCGGCATCGCACATGTCCTTCTCGCGCAGCTGTTCTGCAAGTCGCACCCATGAAGCCACGTGCTGCTCCTTTGGGGTAAGTGGATTTTTATCCAGCCCCATCACTTTGCCTTTACAGATGCCGACGCCCTGCGGTCCCCGTATGCCCGCAAGATCTCCATCAGGCGGAAAGGCCCCCACAGGCTGGCCTGCGTGCTTGCATCGAGGATCAGCTTGTCGCTTTCGAACAATATCATGGACAGACAAGCCCGAAGGTTATCCTCCATGAGCTTCGCATCCAACTCCTCGCACAGCAGCAAGAGCAGGTCATTCATTAACTGATCATCTATCCTGCCGGGTAGGCGGCGGCCATCGTTGGTGAAGTTGATGTCCATGGCTCAGGCGAGGTTAAGGGTGAGCTGGCCAATGCGGTAGCCACGCGCCACCATGAGCATGCGCAGGGCGGTATCGTCCACGAACCAGGCGGAGGCGGACATGCCGAAGAGCTTGATGTGGTGCTTGTTCTCCGACGCGAGGTGGCGCACGGCGTTCAGCGGCTGGCGGTGCATGGTGCCGATGGCGTAGAGCAGGTCCTGCACGTTGTACCAGGCGCGGCCCCGCAGCACCACCATGCGCACTTCGCCTTGCATAAAGGCGATGCGATCGTAGGGCAGGTGTTGCGCATCCCAGTATTGGCGGGCGGCCGGCGAGGTGAACAGCCTCCGCTCCGCATGCTCCTCCCGCGTGGCGCGGGGCTGCATCGGCGAGGGGCGCCTGGTGGCAGGCTTCTGGTAGCCGCCGGTGCGCCGTATGCTCGGCAGCACCGTGCCCGTTACCCAGCGGCGGAACACCTTGGCCTCCGCCTTCCGGCTTCGGAAGATGAGGCTGTACAGGCCGCTCTCGTTCACCAGCTGCATATTACGCCGCTGGACCCTGGTGTAACCATTGGTTACATCAGCCACATCTGATGTCAGGATCGCTGACACCATCACCTCATCCTCATCCAGACCGGTCATGGCCTTTCTGGAATTGGAAAGGCCAAGGATGCCACAGAGGTCCTTGGCCACAAACCACGGTTGGTTTTTCACAACCAGTGTACGCACCTGTTGGGTATCGCCGTAGGTGAACACGGCGGGTGTTAGGTCACCACCCTTCTTCGCTGCTGACATGCGCTTAGAGGGTTTAATAGTCGGAGCCCCGAGTGGGGTGTGT